CACGCCCTGCCTTTGCTAGATGGTACACTTGCTCTGCGTTGAGCGTTGGGTTGCTGTTGGAAATCCCGATCATCTCCGTGCGATAGTCCCAGAAGTCGGGGAATTTCCCCGATACGTCAACGATCTGGTCCTTCACCTTCTCCGTAACCATCGCACTCTGTATCGGGAGGAACATCTGTTCCTTCACTGTCTCTACCGTAAGATCACGAACAAATGCCGCGAACTCAGCCCGCGACATGGTATTCAGCTTTTCCTGAAACTTTGCCTTTTCGTCATCAGAGTAGTCGCGTTTCTGCTGTGTCGGTTGCCCACGCTGCGCGAGAAACGCCTGATACTCCGGGGTTACTACCAGCTCCTCGTAACGGGAAATCTTCGTTGTCAGCTCCGCGATACGCTGATCCTTCGGATCAACTGTAGCTTCGGCGACAACGGGTTCCGTAACGGACGCAGCCGTTTCTGGTACAGCACCAGTAGTGGTGGTCGTGTCATCAGGCATCGCATCCTCCTTGGATGTCGGAGCTATTCATACTCGCTCCGTTGGTGAGGGTCTTTACGCAGCTCTTTCTTGAATTTAGTCCAACTATCGACGTACACGGGCGTATGTCCGAGGTGTGGATGCCACAGCGGTTTGAACACGTATGCTTTCCCGCCCATCACTACGTGCTCCATGAGTGACCCACATTTAGGGCATTGTATGCTAACCATCGTTGGAGGAACGTCACACAGTTCCTCCTTTACGTAGTGGCAAGCGGAGCACTCAAAGTCATGCAGACGCAGCACGCCGTCCTCCAATCTGCGGGGGCGCAGGTTGCGGTTTCATCATATCCTGCTGCAGCTTGATCTGTCCCTTCACTGTTTCCAGCTTGATTTGAGACTGCAGCTCTGCGTCCCTCTGCGCTTGCTGCGCTTTCAGGTTCGCTTGCTGCTCCTGTTCCAGCTCCTGCGGGGTTTTCAGCAACTGTTCCGCGTCCAACCCCTCAAACTTCTCGATTGTCTGCCGACGTAATACGTCCTGCCTGATAAGTGGATCGCCCCTGAACATCTGGAAACATGCGACAGCCTGTTCTTTCTCCTGTTGCTTGTTCAACGGCAGCGTGGAATCCGGTACAACGGTTACATCGTACTGCCCCCTGATCTTGGGGCCGGTAAACGGTATCCACGGCACCTGAGACTGCAACGAAGTTACCTCTACGAAGCGTTCGTCCGTCCAGTTTTGGAACAGGAGAGGGTGTATCTTGTTCTGAAAGAGGTCGGCGAGTAAATCGGCGATAATATCGCGTAGTTCGTCATCGCGCAACTGATTGTTGCTACGTACCGTCTTGATTTCCTCTGCCGTTCGGCGGGATTGCTCAAATTCGCCACCTTGGTTGCGGTTGAAACCGATTATGACCTTCAGGTCGGCGAAAATGTCCTCTGCGTTCTTGAAAAAGTCGCGTGAAATGGACGTTGTGAAGGCGTGTGCAGCCTTTGTGGGGTCGCCGTTGACCAAAACGAGGCCACCTATGGTTCCAGCCTCGATTTTCGCTATTTCCTCAGGCGGTAACATGCTCCTGTCGAGCATAATCTTGAGATTGTTGATCTTTCGATGCCACATTTCCTGCGTACGTGTCTCGCAGTACTCCCCAACCTGCGGGGCAATCGCGTCTACGTGCGAAATTCCCCAGAAATCGTCGCCATCAGGGTTGAATTGCAGGATTTCCACCGGCAGACCAGTCATTTCAAGGTCGTGTTCCTCGCTACGGAGGAACTTATCGTGTCCGTCCGCTACAACACGTATCTTTTGGTCGCGTTTGTCCCAGATTTCCCAACATTCCACGTAGTCATCGTCCGGTTGACCACCCGTTTGACGGTATTCTGTGGGAGTTTCCATCCCTTCACCGTCGATTCTGAGGGTGGCGTTGGGCCGGAGGTCAGACGTATTCTTGTAGACGGGTGAAAGCTTGACCTCATCCAGCCGTTTCACGAATTTGAACGCACACCACGGGGCTTCGCCGATGTTCTTGGTTCCTACGGGGACAACGAAGTCCTTGGGCGAAACGCGTAGCACCCACGGTTGATCGGGTTTCACTAACTCGTGGTACGAATACTTGTAGTACTTCTTCATTTCCTCTTCGTCACGCTCAGGCAGGGCTGCAGGTTCTCCCGTTAATTCAGACACGGCCTGCAGCACCTGCTGAGTCTCAGCATCCGGGCCGACTGAGAACTCCGAAAAGACTGAATGGTATCCCACTTTCAGGACACCTACATTATAGAGCAACGCATCCAGCGTGGCTAATTTGAGTGTTTTCTTCAGTCCCATTCCAGTGATAAGGTATGTGTCCGCAGATTCCAGAATCTTTGCCGCAGCGGAGCGGCGTTGATACTCCTGCGGATTACCGGGGCGCGGTTTTACCATCACCTTCGGGGCTTTGAAATACACCTGTGGGATCATCGAACGACAGATGCCAAAGACGATGTTAACGGGAATCAACCCAGCATCGTATTCACCTTTGAACCACCTGTAGTTACGCTCCCACCGCTTCTCGCGTTCCTTAGCGGCGCGTTGGCGTAAGCCCAACTTTATGTCGTTGATCCAGTCTTGCGGAGTCGTGTTCTTCACCTACTTCACACCGCCCGTGGATTTCCCGTCGTACGTTCCGTCTTGGTTGACTTTCTGCACCGGGGATTCGATTGAACCCCAACCCGTCTTGCCGCCTTGGTTGCTGCCCTTCGGCTGTCCTGACATTAGATACCACCTCCCGGTTGACGCATCAGCGTCTGTTTGGTTGCTATGTTACCCACACGCGGTCTTTTGGCGGGACGCGCAGCAGCTAACCCAATCGACAACGGGGACGCATTCCCGCCAGCTACGCCGCCACCCAGTTTCGTAGGCCCACCCTTAGGAATCTTGGGTACGCCTACAGCCTTTGCCACAGCTTTCGGTGGTCCTTTCGGCATACTACCTCCTTATTGTCCAGTTCTCCTCATGCCACGGATCGTCCTCACTCCCTCTACCTACCTGTAGGTGCTCTGGCGTGTTAACGCGTTGCTGCACTTTCTTCTTACGCTTAACACCTATGACTGTAGGTAGATCATTCCGCCGAAGTAGTTTCACCAGCGGGTTGTCTACGTCGGCATCTACAAACGGCAAAGGCAACGGCAAAACCTCCAGTAATAAAAGCGATGGTTCGGTGCGCTACGGTGTCATACGCATTTCGTGATAGTTGAAGTGCCGGAACGGGTTTTGGCGCGCTGCTGTACGATTGTAAGTGATCGCCCGCTCTATCGAGTCAAACGACAACGGATCGGGCGCGCCCACCACGCGCAGCTGAACCTTGTGCGGGGTGCGTTGCATCTGCACCACATACGCCAACGCATCCAACGCATCGTCGTGCTTCGCCAGCGGGAACAGGCGGTACTCATGGAGGAGTTCCCCAAAGGCGCGTTTCACGTAGACGGCTCCATTGGAGAAGTAAGGTTGGAGCGCGAGTATGCGGAGCTGTTTCGTCGCAACCTTGCTGGCCTTCAACTCTGTTATAGAGAAGAACGTATTGGACTTCTTCATTTCCAGCCTGATGGGAAACAGGAGGGCGCGCTGGAAGGCGTTTGTCTCTATACCTACTGTGACAGGGCGATATGTCTCTACAACGCGAAACAGTTCATAGATGAACTCGTCCACGCCGAGTCTATCGCACACGACATCGACAACGAAGATATTACCGTCCGTGTCCACGGCGATGGTGACGATGGCAGTGTAGTCGCCGTCCCGTGCGATTCCACCTCCGGCCTTAAAGACGGAGGCTGCTGGATCACATGCAACGTAATAGGAGTACGCGCCAGCTGGGAGGTCGTCATAGAATTTGAGCCACCCCTCGTCAAACTTCCGCGCCGTATCCTGCGTGGGATCGTTCAGGTACTGACAGCTATACTTGTACGTACCCATTACCGCAAGGAGGCGGTCCAGCTCCTGAAGGGTAAACTCCTCAGGGAAGATGGGGATGCCCCCCTCTATAGCCGAACGCACGTAGCGGGCGCGCCCAGTCTCCGTCTCCATCACGTGTGACAGGAGATCGTAGAACGCCCATCGGGTTCCGATAACAATATCCCGTCCTTTGGACGGACTGATGAACAACGATTCCTTATATTGATGCCAGTCGATGACTTTATCCATCTGTTCCTTGTTTACAAGGTGATCGTCATTCACCAAGTCATCTTCGATGATGAAATCATAGTGCCGCGAAACCGCCGTTCCTCCCGCGCCAATAGCTTCGTAAGTTCCTTCGGGCCAATCTCCCTTTCTGTTGATAACTGCACACGAATCATTCCATCGTACTTTAGCGAAGTCGGGGACGAGTTCTGGGAAGAGCCAACGGAGCATCTCGCAACGCTCCCATTTGGCCCGTATGACTGACATGATCTTCTGTGCGTTCGTAGAAGTTGCGGAAGCGATAAGGATACGGATGTCTGGATCACGAACCGACAACCACAGGGGATATGCGATACTGCTAATCGTTGTTTTGTAATGACCGCGAGGGAGTATGAGTAACTT